AATAAAGTTATTATCATCTAAAAAAGTATACACTGAGTAATGCCATACGTAAATATACCAGAGTCTAGATTAACAGGTGCCATTGCTAAGCAAGTTGGGAGTATACAAGACGTTGCTACTCAAAAAGTATATGGACTAGTTAATGATACAGTTCAAAAAATAAGAAGAGAGGCTTGCCCAAACTTACAAGCAGTTGAAAGACTACAACAACGTATAAACAGTGTACAAAGTTCTATATCATCTATACAGAGAAAAGTAGATAAATTTCAAAAGTTAGCCAATACAATTGAACCTATAATTTCTACCATTGAAACTATTTTAATACTAATAAAAGTCTTACCAATACCTCAATCAGTACCCCCAGGGTTTGGTTTACCTGTCGGGTTTTCTATGGTACAAAGTGACTTATTACACATGGCCAAAGAAAAAATTAAACAAGGTAAGGATGATATTGCAGGTATAGTAGCTTTAATCCAAACACCGATTGCTAATATACAGATGTATAATAATATTTTAAGCAGAATAAACGTTGTCACACAAGGGTGTAGAGTAGAAGGAGTATTAAGACGAGAAGTTGCTCAAGGTAGATTAACTAATACCCGACTTAAACAACTTGGTATAATTAATGATAAAAACGAATACATTTTTTCTAGACAAGGAGCAAACCTATTTGAAAATTTTGACTTTACTAGAAGAGCAAATGTTTACGAAAATAACAAAGCAATTAGACCTGTGTTTGATGAAAACGGAAAAGACATAACACCTAAACAACTAACCGGTAGAGAAAAATTACAAAACGCTAATAACGATTTACTAAACTCATTAACTAAACTGAACAGTGGCTTATCTAACATAGATGGTGTAATTTCAGAAGATGCTAAAAACAGTATTAAGTCTTTTTTAGATACATTTAAAACTCCCACCGAAGAAGATAAAGTGTTTAATAATAAATTTAATTATTTAGCTCCAAACGGAGAAAATTACACACTGGTAATTAAAATAGATCAAAACTCACCAGAAATAGCTCCAAGAAGATTTGCTGTAGCTGTGGATAAAAGTGGTGTAGAAATAATAAAAGGACCTAAATCCTTTAGTTCATCTGTGGATGTTCTACTTAATGAACTTAAATTTAGGATTGATAATCAACTTCCATAACTAAACTATTTATATATATGAAACTCGATCAACTACGTAAAATTATCCGAGAAGAAGTAAGAGCAGCAGTTAAGGAGGAGTTACAAGAAGTAATGAATGAAGCGGTAAAGTACGCTTCTACTCCTACTAAACAAGTTTCTCAAACATTTACACAAGTACCTAAAGGTCAACCAAAAAAGTGGTCTGTAGGTAAAAGTGCTACATTAGATGAGATGTTACGTCAAACAGCTAACACAATGACATCTGATGATGCAAGACATATTGTAGGAGCTGGTACTATAGGTAAACCTAATCTAGCTACTTCTAGAGCAACGCAAATGACGATGGAAAACACTGGGCCAATGCCAGGAATAGATATTACTAAATTAGATTTTGTAAATAAAGCAAAAAAAATATATGATGCTTCTGTACAAAAAGATAAAAGTAGAGGAATTTAAATATGCCTTTTGAAGTAAAAAAAATCGACCCTAGAGATCTTCAAGCTAGAACAGCTATAGGAGTTAAACTTCCATTTAGCAGTAACAGTGCTTTTACTTCAACCTATACTTCCGCAGAGGCTATAAAAACAAATTTAATTAATTATTTTTTAACCGGTACAGGAGAAAGATATCTCAATCCTACATTTGGCAATGGACTACAAAGACTTATATTTGACAACTTAACACAAGATAAAGTTAGACAAATAGACACCATAATAAAAAAAGACCTTGAATTATATTTCCCTAAGGTAGAAGTGATAGATATTAAAACAGAAGGAATACCAGATAGAAACATAGTTGAGTTTAGTCTGTCATTTAAAGTTAAAGATACAAATATAGAAGACGAAATACTTATTAATTTTGAACAATAATGGCTGAGCAAAGAGACATAAAATATATTAATAGAGAATTTTCTGATTTTAGATCTCAGCTAATTGAGTTTGCTAAACAGTATTTCCCTGACTCTTATAATGACTTTACCGAAGCATCACCAGGAATGATGTTTATGGAAATGGCAGCATATGTAGGAGATGTATTATCTTTTTATCAAGATAGTCAACTACAAGAGACATTTACACAATATGCTAAAAACCCAGAAAATTTATATACTTTAGCATATATGATGGGATACAGACCAAGAGTAACTTCAGTATCAGAAGTCGAATTGGAAGTAACTCAAGATGTTGAACCTACAGGAGGTACTGACGAACCTAATTGGGATCAAGCATTATTCATATCAGGAGGTGCTGTGATAGGTGCAACTGATGCAAACAATACAAGTTTCTTAATAGATGATGCTATAGACTTTGCCTTTAGTAGCTCTTACGACCCTACTGAAGTGTTAATCACTACCATGTCTAATAACGTACCGGCAATGTTTCAACTTAAAAAGAAAGTTAAAGCATATTCAGCAACAATCAACACGGTAACGGAAACAATTGGCTCTGCAGAAAAGTTCAAAACTATTAACATAGAAGATGAGAACATAATTAGAGTACTAGATATTATAGACAGTGACGGTAATGTATGGTATGAGGTACCGGTATTAGGTCAAGATACTATCATGTTAGAAGAACGTAGTATAGGTTCATATAGTGACTTAGTAAGAAGTTCTCTCAGTTTGACTAGAGTACCTAAAAGGTTTGTTACAAGATTTACATCTAAAGGTGTTCTACAAATTCAATTTGGTGCTGGTATAGTAGATGCTAGAGATGATGAATTTCTACCAGACCCCACTACAATAGAAAAGTTTACAACTGCACATAAAGTTAATAAATTAGATATTGCTTTTGACCCTAGTAATGTTCTTTTTACTCGAACATACGGACAAGCACCTAGTAATACCACATTAACTATAAGATATCTGACAGGAGGTGGTGTTACATCAAATGTAGATGCAAATACAGTTACTAATAAATCATCTATAGGTAATGTATTAGCAACAGACTTAAGTAAACTATCTACTTTAGCATTTAACAACCCTAAATCAGCGGCAGGGGGAAAAGATGGAGACACAGTAGAAGAACTTAGACAAAACGCTTTAAGAAGTTATGCTGAACAGTCCCGTACTGTTACAACAGATGACTATACTGTTAGAGCATTAAGTATGCCTCCACAGTTTGGAGCTATTGCAAAAGCGTTTGTAACTAGAGAATTATTAGCTAATTCAGACAGAAGTGTATTAGATAAAAATCCTTTAGCTCTTTCTTTATACGTTCTTGCATACGATGTAAATGGTAAACTTACAACTGCATCAAACACACTGAAAAGTAATTTAAAACAGTATCTATCTCAATATATGCTTATTACTGATGCATTAGATATTAAAGATGCTTTTGTAGTAAACATTGAAGTTAAATACGAAGTAACTACACTACCTAACTACGCCTCTAGAGAAGTGTTAACAAGGTGTACTGAAGCTCTCAAGTCACATTTTAAAACCGTTAACAGGGCTATTAACCAACCTATTAACTTATCAACAGTGTATACCTTATTAGATAAGATAAAAGGAGTCCAAACTGTTAAAAAAGTTCAAATTAGAAACCTAGCTGGTGGTAACTACTCACAGTATGCATATGATACAGAAGGAGCAACTAAAGATAATGTAGTATACCCTTCATACGATCCTTGTATATTTGAAATAAAATACCCAGATCAAGATATAAAAGGTAGAGTAACAACAATATAAAATGGCAGTATATAGAATATTTCCGGAAAAAGATACTTATATTTCAAGTAAACCTACTGTGGCTGGGTTGTACGGTAATGCAGGTTTAGATGAAATTATAGAATTAGCTGGTTACCCAGACCCATCAGATAATGCTATTGGTAGAACTAGTAGAGGGTTGTTACAATTCAATACTTCTGACATAACATATGCTGTTGATAATATTACATCTGGCAGTATATCTGCTAGTATACACCTATCTTTAGCAAACGCAACTGAACTACCTAGTTCATACACAGTGTATGCATACCCAATATCGCAGTCTTGGACAAACGGAACTGGAAGAGGGAACGATTCACCTGTTAATAGAACAGGTACTAATTGGAAGTATAGAGGAGCAGCAGTTAACGAATGGACTAGTTTAGGAGGTGATTTTATTTCTAACGACGTATCAGGCAGTAAAACAAATAACTTAAGTTCTAACCACGACTTAAATATAGACGTTACAAACATTGTTACATCTCACTACAGTAGCAGTATACCAAACTACGGTATACTACTTAAATTAGAAGATAACTATGAAAACTATTTAAGCCAATCAATTACTTTAAGGTACTTTAGTTCAGATACTAACACTATTTTTCCACCCTATTTAGAATTTAAATGGGACGATTCTTCTTATTCTACAGGATCACTATCTGTTTTAAGCACAGATATAGCAACAGTATCTATAAAAAACGCTAAAGAAAGCTACACTGATAAAGACACAGTTAGATTTAGAATATCAGCTAGACCTAAATATCCCACAAGAACTTTTACTACAGGTTCTATATACTTGACAGAATATGCACTCCCGCAGTCTTCTTATTACGCAATTAAAGATGAGTACAGTGGTGAAATGATTATAGATTTCGATACTACATACACAAAAATAAGTGCAGATAGCACAAGTAGTTACTTTGATCTTATAATGGATACATTCCAACCAGGAAGACATTATAGACTTTTAATCAAAACTGTAGTAAACGGTAACACTATAGTTATTGACAACAAAAACATCTTTAAGGTAGTAAGACATGGCTAATGAAGTAAAAATCCAAAAAACTGTATTTAACAAAGAACAGTCTAATAAACTTCTAGATACAGAGTTTAAAACATTTACTCAACCTGTAGCTGACGAGGACGATTTAACTGTACAAGAATTTTTCAATGAATATAGAAAACTTTATTATGAAATTCCTTTACAAGGTGAAGATTCACATGAAACTTTAATTCAAGAGAGTTTAAAGTTAGTAGATGTTGAAAAAGATACACAAGATATACAACCTCTTTTAGACGAAATAGCACAATTAAGACAACAAAACTTAGAGTTAACATCTCAAGTATTTACTTTAGAACAAGAAAAAGCTAGTACGGTATAGTGGCAGAATATACATTCAATATAAACAAATTAGATTCATCTACCGTAAGTGGAGGATCTGCTATACCTAAATCTAAAGAGCAATTAGTAGATAAGTATACCATAAACACACTATTTGCAAAAACTTCTGACAAGTTAGAAATACATGCATATACATTAGATAACATACTACTTACATCAAATCATAATTTTGATAAATATTCACAGTTATTAAATGCCGCAGGAGCTGGTAAAGAAGGTGCTTCTAATATTAACTTAGACCCAATATTAGATGCTAAAGATCTTGGGTACGAAAGAGGAGATGTTAGACTACTATATAATTTTTTAGACAACTTATATAGTGATGCTAAAGTTGCTTCTAAGTTTATAATAACAGAAATAAGCCCAGACAGAACAGAAATTAGAGGTATCACATTAGAACTACCTGACGAAACTGTTATTAATATTACAGCAGATTTAAAATCAAAATTACTTAACAGTTCTTACTTTTCTGACTACAAATTAAACTTTTTACAGAACAGATTAATAAGTGTTGTAAATATAGATACTCTGCCAGTTGATGACGGTATATCTGTAGTGTTTAAATTAAACCAACCTCTACCTACTACTTTTTTTGTTGACGATACATTTTATGTAGAAGAAGTAGTTTCTGATAGTGTGTACTTTGAAGTTGAATCTGTATTAGTATCTGATGTAATAAAATTACCCAAACTAAAAGGACCAAACTTTGGCGTAGAAATAGATGATGACGCTACTAACTCTACACAATTTTACAACTACAACGAATTATTTAGTTACCCTGTAAGTAATTCTTACTACGAACTTAGAAGTTTGTTTAACGAAAACAGTGCTCAAATTTCTATAGACCATACAGATTATAGTTCGTTTATACATTTCTCATCTGCAGAAGAAAGACTTAGAAACTTTAAATATAAGTTAGATTTAATTAGTAGTTACGAAAATAGTATTGATATCATCAATTCTAGTTCTTATGCTGCTGCAGGGGTATCTGGTAGTAAGGAATATTATGAAGGATTAATTAAAGGGTTAGTAGACAACTTTGACCATTACGATAATTACCTATATTTTGGTAGTGGTAGTAAATCCTGGCCTAAAACAACCACTACAAAACCTCATCAAGTAGACACTACAAGTGCAACAGGCAGTTGGTTAAATGCTCAACTTATAACAGCATCAAATTACGATGCTACCAACTTTGACATACTAATCAACACTATACCTACGTACATTAGAGAAAATTCAAACAACGAAGCTTATCTAATGTTTATTCATATGATTGCTCAACACTTTGACAATCTTTGGATTTACTTTAAAGCAGTGTCTGAAAAATATGATTCAGATAACAGGTTAGATTTTGGTATAAGTAAAGATCTCGTAAAAGATGCAGTTGAAAGTTTAGGTGTAAAACTATACGCTGGTAACCAAACTATAGATAATTTATTTGCAACTTTTACTGGCGAGACATTTAACACCGGTAGTGAGAATATAGTGTCTATGTCTATTGCTACATCTGCTTCCTATAACAGCGGAAGCACAGCCTTAGAACACTTACAACCAGTATCTAAAAACGACTATACTAAAGAAATACAAAAACGTATTTACCACAACCTACCCTACCTACTTAAAACTAAAGGTACAGAAAGAGGTCTTAGAGCCCTGATTAACTGTTTTGGTATACCAGAAGAAATACTTAGTATAAAACAGTACGGAGGTAAATTGATTTCTAGTTCTAGATTTTTCGGCCCAGAATCATATACCACAACTGGTAGTTTAGATAAAATTAGATTAGACAATACCGGCAGTATTATAACAGGTAGCACACTTTCACTTTACACTTCAATTACAGATAAGGTAAAACTGTACACAGATGATTCACATAGGGTAGATATAGGGTTTGATATTGCTAGAGGTACTAATGAATTTATAGACGCTACAGTATCTGGTAGTTTTGATATAGACGAGTATATCGGTGATCCAAGAGTAGCTCACGATAAAAAATACGAACTTTTTAATAACATAGGTAGAACGGTAGTTGCTGGAAGCTGGAACTGGGAAGATATAACTGACCAATGGCAGGATGCTGATTTTAATTGGAATGACGTACTAGTTTATTCTAGATCTCCAAAAGCTTTTGTTAGGTTGTTAAGCTTTTTTGATAGTGCACTTTTTAAAACGATTAAACAGTTATTACCTGCAAGAGCAAAACTCAACACAGGAGCTATAATTCAATCACATAAGTTTAACCGAAGTAAAGTACAACAAGTTAGTGCGTCTATAGAAGAACCTAACTACAGTGTTACTATAGGAACATACACTGTTACGGGTAGTCATGGAGGAGTTTTTGAAAATTCCTCAAGTTATAATTACACAACCAATTATAATCGTACGATAGTAACACCATTAGGAAGAGCTCCTAAAAACATTACTGATGAATCAATACAACTAAATGGTGAATTTAGTGGTTCATTTGTTATATCAACTGATGGTGAGGTAAGTAGAAATAACCCATTTCTAAATTTAGCTCAACCAAATATTAGTTTTGATTTAACATTATTTAACTTATCTTTACCATTACCTCCTGCTTGTATAGTAGCCCTTTCAGCATCATTCCAAGGAAACTATTTTGTAGGTTACTCAACCGGTTCAGAAGGAGACGCTGTTTCTGGTTCGATACAATTAACATATCCTACTTCAGGTGCAATATCTGATAATAGAGTTAGTTTCACACACAATTTTGATACGTATCAATTCTTCTCATTAGAAGCAAGAGAAAATTACGGTAATGCATTTAAAGGTTGGTACACACAATTCCCAACCGGTAGTTCGGCAAATAGAATAACAACAAATGAAGTACTTACTATCTATTATGGTAATGAGGCTACTTACGGTAATAAGTACTATGCAGTATTTGATCCATAAAAATTATGACATTACAAGAATTTATAGAGACAAGACCTCAATCATACGGTACCGGTAATATAAACTTACTATATAGCAGTAGTGTATCCGGTTCTAACGACATCCCTATACCTCCTTTTCACCTGCAAGGATTAGCAGTACCTTTTACATCAAAGGAAGGTACCTCAATTGGGGCAGCATTAAAAGAAGTAGAAAAGTTTAGATTTGAGTTTGTTACTGGTCAAGTAACGGCTATGATAACAGAAAGACAGCAAAAAAACTCCTACTATTATTTTACATTTGAAGAAGTTGTAGTAAACACACTTCCAAGTAGTGTTGACGCAGCTGGTAACACAGTTTACACCGGTTCACAGGCAGTTTTTGTACCTTATATAACTACTAATTTTAAAAATAGCCCTTACAACCCAACAGGTAATAATTCAGAAAGAAGTAAGTTAAACAGTAAGGTTAGAAAAGTTGACAGACAAACAAGCCAATTTAACCCTACAAATTTAACTGCAATATTATCTGGTAGTGCTCAATTTGCAGAAATACAAAACTGTTCATACACTAAAGCTGGTATAATTAATGCAAGGTATAACGGATCTAAAGCAACATCAGCAGGCCCAATCGCTAGGGTATATAACAAAGAGTTTTTTACTACAAGAATAAATCAAGAAAGAATACCAGGCAATGAACCTGCATTAAACTTAATAACCTTTCAAGCTAGTATTCATGCAGACGATGCAAACACTACAGTTATAAAAGGTTTATTAAATGCCGATAGAGAAATAGTTGATGTACTGTTTAATCCTTTAATATCTGGTTCCCACCCTAATAAAACCTACCCTAACTTCCCGGTGTCAAGTAGTTTTATATACGGGTTAGAAGGAGGTAAAACATTTAAATTAACAAACAGTAAAATTTACTCTATAGATACCGACAATGTTTTTACCACTAACAACCTTGGTGGTGTTACACTTGTAGAATAACTTTATTTACATATATTTATATAAAACACAAAAACTCAAAATGGGATACTTAGATAACTCGATCGTGACGGTGGATGCGATCCTAACCAAAAAAGGAAGAGAGCTGTTAGCTAGAGGGGACGGTTCTTTTAAAATCACTCAATTTGCATTAGCAGATGATGAGATTGATTACACCTTATATAATCCATCACATCCCTCAGGTTCTGCTTTTTACGGAGAAGCTTTAGAAAACATGCCGTTATTAGAAGCCTTTCCAGATGAAACTCAAATCATGAAGTATAAATTAACAACTCTACCAAGAGGTACTTCTAAACTTCCAGTACTAGATATAGGATTCTCTTCTATAACATTGAAACAAGGAGCATCTGTAGCAATTACCCCTCAAACTCTAAACTATTTAGGAGCAACATCTATCTTTGAAACAGATGGATATACTGCTACAATTGCTGATGTAAGAACACTTAACTCATTCACAGGTGTAGGTATTAACACAGATGAAGCAGAAAGACTTAATGAAGGTACTACTATAGGTACTAACGTTTCTAAAACAGTTATTGGTACTTCTGTAAACCTTACAGCAACAGCGGTAAACACATTATTTGGTACTAGAACACAGTTAAATACTACCTTAACAGTTATCGGTAGAGGGTCTGGTGCTAGATTAACTATACCTGTAACAATTACTAAAACTAACTAATTATGTCATACAAAAGATTCGATTTAGAAGATGTAGTTGTTAGTGCTGAATCAGTAACTGCTCCAGTATGGTCTAACGACACAACCACATTAACCACATTTTTTACATCATCAACACAGATTGGTGGTACATCTGCTGATTACTATTACGATGTATACCAAACCTCATCCACTTTAGATACAGCAAGAGTGCAGTTTAGTATTGCTTATGCAGATAAAAAAGGTAGTGGTTCCTTATATTTTAACCCATCCGTGGCTGGTAAGTCACCTTCATCTACAGTTTATGGACAGTTCAGAAACTTAGTATTAGGAGACGAAGAATCAGATTTTACATTTGGTACAGTAACCTCAGAACACTTTTATGCTTTAACTATTGATAGAGCCAGATACAAAGAAACACTTTTACCTGGTACCTTAGCTCTTAAACTACACGTATCATCTAGTGGTGCAGAAATTACATTAACAGACAATAGTCAAGTTGTTACGACAACTACATTTACTGATGCAGGTAGAGTATATGAACTAATTTCAGGTTCTTTAGGTACAGTTAATACTTCTGTGAACAGTAATGGATATACAAACAGTTCTGGTTCATATGGTAAATTACTTCCAGATATTGGAGTTATTTTACTTAACGGTAATGCTCTAGATAGCACCGTCGGTAATGGTGGTTTAGCATTAAACACAGGTAGAAATGCTAACACAGCAGATGCCAATAACGGTAAATTTTATAACCTACTTACGTTGAGTGGTAGTTTTAGAGTTCAATCTGAAGAAACAATCACATCAAACTTTGTATTTGTCAGAGCTAGAAACTCAGAATTTAATTATTCAACTAACCCATCATTAATTACAGGTTCAGGAGAGTTAAGACACAATGTAATGATTAACACACCTCAATCATATATTACTGCTGTAGGGTTATATAACGATAACAACGACCTATTAGCAGTAGCAAAATTATCTAGACCACTGTTAAAAGATTTTACAAAAGAAGCTTTAGTTAGAATTAAGCTTGATTATTAATGAATGAGTGCATTCAAACAATTAAACCGTCAAGATGTATATATATCTGACTACCAAGCCCAAAAGAATTGGAAGGCTACAGGTAGTTTAGTATCATCTTATGGTTTAGATACTCTGAGAGGTTTCTCAGGCTCTACTCCAGGTTTCCCATACCCTAAAGATTACCGTAACTACAGGTATGAAAAACTTGTATACAACAGTGCACACCACCTGTACTATTCTTTAACATCTGGTAGCCATACAGGTTCGTATGGTGATATGTACTATACAGGTTCTTACGATGTATCTTTCCAAACTAGTTTAATGCTTTCTCATTCGAGAAACGAAACTAAAGAAGTAGGAATTATATCCATACCTAGAACAGTGTACGGTACTAAAATTGTACCTAATACTCTAATAGTACAACCTATTGTTGAAAGCGATGACAAATTTATGGTAGATGGATATTCTACTGATATTTTAGCTCCTAACAACAACTATATTGAACAAATAGGAGAATGGTATGATTCTACAATTTTTGATTGGGACGACTATACTTCTGCTTCATACACAGAAGGAACCGGTTCATCTACATATGTAACTGAATCCTTTAGTGGTATGCAACGTTTAGAAATTATTGATGATGGACAAGGTAGATTAGTACTTTCAGGCTCTGAAGCTGAGTATACTAGAAGTGAAAGACAAGTAGGTGATGTAATTTATAATCAAGGTAATATTATTATCACTGACCCCACAGTAGCAAGATACTATTCAACTTATGCTAGATTAGACGTTAGATGGAAATCAAACCAACCTATTTATACATATAATGTACACTGTACAGTAAAAGAGTCTGAGTTAAACCACACGTTTAATCCATCTGCATTGACAGGTTCAGACAATACTGTACAAAACAATATAACGGGTAGTGAGTTTAAACCTTATGTAACTTCAATAGGGCTTTACAATGAAGCTCAAGAATTAGTTGCAGTTGCAAAAACGAATAGACCGATACCCAAATCATCAAATGTTGATATGACGTTTGTCGTAAAATTAGATTTATAATGGCAATAACATTTAGAGCAAATAAAGGACAACCTCTAACATATTCGGAAATGGATCAAAACTTTGGTTCGTTCCTTTATTCTAGTTCCCTTTCCGGCAACGGACAGCAATTAAACTTGCACTACACTGGTAGTATAAATGTACCTATCAACTCTGGTTCTGTTTCTTACTCATTAATAAGAGGATTACAAAATGCCGGGTCTGATTTACGTGTAGCACTTTTTAGTGGTTCATCAACTATAGTTACAAGAAATGGATTTATATGTGACGAAACCGGTAGTGTTGGAATAAAAATTAATGAATCTAATGCACCTTTATCTTACGCGTTAGATGTGTCTGGTAGTATTAGAGCTAGCGGTACAATTTTACAATCCTCTGATGAAAGATTAAAAGAAAATATATACCCTATTGATAATGCATTTGACAGAGTAAATAATATAGAAGGAGTATATTTTAATTGGAAAGATAAAAGTGAAAGAAATGTAGGAGTACTTGCTCAACAAGTAGAAAAAGTCCTCCCAGAAGTTGTTTCTCAAGATGGAAATGGCTATCTTAATGTAGACTACGGTGGTATTGTACCGCTTCTACTCGAAGCCATAAAAGAATTAGAAGCAAGAATAACAGAATTAGAAAAGAAATAAAATGGCTATTACACTAAGAGGGGTTAAAGGATCTGCACTTACCCATGATGAACTAGATAACAACTTTAGAGAGTTTTTCTATTCTGGTTCTATAGATGGTTCAGAGTTAAAACTTTTTAGATCTAGATCAATAGATCCTGTTTTCACTTTGCCACGCACATCTCCTTCTGGTCAACAATTTGCTATTCAAGTTAAATCAGGTTCAGCAACATCTGGTTCAAATTCTTTATTTACCGGCTCAGATAACTTTACATATGATTTTGGTAACAATATACTAAGAGTCACAGGTTCATCATACTACTCTGGAAATATAGAAGTGATAGGTTCTGTAACAGCTACAGAATTTAAAACCACATTAATAAGTTCTTCTATTGTATTTTCATCAGGGTCCACGTTATTTGGAGACACATCAGATGACACCCATACCTTTACCGGTAGTTTAAAAGTTTCTAATGGTATTACAGGTTCATTACTTTCTACTAACGGAGTATTGTCTGGTTCAATTCAAATTGCTAGTGAAATTTCTGGTTCATCTACTACGTTGAGTGCATCACTTGCTAGTGATATAGCAGTAAATACTGCCGCTTCAGCATCTCTATCAAGTAGAGTAACTACTAATTCATCGTCAATAGCTACAAACGTAAACAATATTGCTTCTTTAACAGCTGCAACAAGTTCTTATTTACTAAATACTACTGATACATTAACGGGAGACCTTACAGTAACAGGTACACTTACAGCTAACACGTATGTAGTAAGCTCCTCTGTAACTTACCTTACCACATCATTCAGTAGCGGTTCAACTCAATTTGGAGATTCAGCTGACGACACTCACACGTTTACAGGCTCTGTTAACATTTTAGGAAGTTTAGGAATTACAGGCTTTCCAGATGTATCAGCATCTCTAGCATCAGCAATCTCAGCATCAGGTACTAGTAATGTATCTATTAATAATAATGCTAACAATAGAATAATTACAGCTACAGGGACTGATACTTTAAATGGTGAATCTAATTTAACATTTAACGGTTCTACCTTAGGAGTATCAGGCTCTCTAACAGTAGTAGGAGATGGAACTATAAACGGTACTAAAATTACTAAGTTTACCTCATCCGATACAGATATAACAGGACTTATAGGAGGCACTAACACCGGTACGTTAATACAGGGGGTATCCACAGGTCATTTTGTAATTGGGATGCAAGAGGATAGTCTAACTGATTCTTTTGCCATTATTGGAGGTGCTGGAGATTTTTACTCTAATACAAACTACGACAAGTTAATCTTTAAAGTATCTGGTTCAGGTCAAACATATATAGGTGGAGCACTATCTGTTGATGGAGCACTAGATGTAGATGGAACAATAACAGCTACTAACGACATTACCGCATACTTTTCATCTGATGAAAGACTTAAGGATAACATTACTCCTATAGGTGATGCAATAAACAAACTAAACCAGATTGGAGGATATGAATTTGACTGGAATAATAATTCTGAGCATAGCGGTCACGATGTTGGTGTTATCGCTCAAGAAATCGAAAAAGTGCTGCCAGAAGTAGTAACTACTCGAGACAATGGCTATATGGCTGTACGTTATGAGAAAATTGTCGCGTTATTAATTCAAGCTGTTAAAGAACAGCAGTTACAAATTGAAGAGCTTAAGTCAAAGCTTTAGCGACCAAAACCAAAATATATGGATATGACTAACCCTTCCTGGACTTTCCAGGGTAGGATCTTCAACGACATTTCAGATTTCCCAAAAGATACTTATGGATTCATCTATGAGGTGACCCATAAACCTACCGGCCAAAAGTATATTGGTAAGAAAGTCCTATTCTTTGAAAGAAATAAAAGACTCGGTAAACGAGCACTAGAAGCATTACGCGAAGAGCGTAAAGCTAAAGGAATAGGAGGACGAGTTCCTCTCAAACAGAAAGTAATAACAGAATCAGATTGGAAAGAATACTACGGCTCTCACCCCACTATAAAAAAATTAGTTGATGAGTCAAAAGACTTGAGAGAAGATTTTGTGAAAAAAATACTTGATCTGGTTCCTAATAAGAAGCTTCTAACATATTATGAATGTAAACACCTATTTATAAATGACGTACTTGAGACATATAGTCATCAGTATATTAATGACAATATATTAGGTAAGTTTTACAGAAAAGATTTTACAAATGATTAAACTACAGGAAATTATTGGATACCCTTCTTTACAATATCATATAGATAATGGACTCTCATTGCATGAACATGTCTACCGTTATAACTCTGAAGCGTTTATACAGTTGTTTAAAGAAGCGAGAGAAGCTTATAGAAACGAGGAAATCGAACTTAGCGAAGAAGATGTTGAACTATTAGAAACTACAGATATAGGTGAATATGGAGACTACAACGGTCTTAGAGTTCCTTTAGATCTTCCAATGGTATCAAAAAAATATAATCCATTATTCGAAATTGGTTCACTTATTGACGAAATGATTGAGAACGAGGATACAATTGATGAAGCATCTTCTAT